GTTCCAACAACTGCAGAACCAGGATGTTCTTCAGGTGGACTAATGGATACCAACGGAGGTACATTCACATGTACTTTCGGAACAGAATCTTCTTCTAATGATTCTAACAATAGAATTCTGATCAGATGGAAATTGACCTCTGGACAGTCAATAACTTCAATGTCATTCACATCTACATAAGCGGAGTAACTACAAGTGGCAGCATCATCAAACCAAAAGATAGATTATCTATTAAAGAAGATTGGTTATACCGCATCGAAGACAGGTATAGCAGAAGATGGAAGTATAAGTGGTACTAAAAAATCTCCTTCGGGTGAAGCAATTGCGTCTCCCTTAGTTGTTCCTAGTGATAGTGTATGGGCTGATAGTAGTCTAATTCCAACAACACCACCAGGTTCAGATAGTGCTACGGTAAAGGTATATCTTGCTGGTACTTCTGGTCTGAGAATGACCGTTGATAGTACGGTTTCTGGTAGTCGTTCCTTTATTGCGTATACAACATATAACAATACTGGTTCTGGAATTTTAGGTAACTGGATTGATACGCAATTTGGTTCAGATTATATTATCAAAGTTTATAAAGGTGATCCCAATTCAGGTGGCGTTCAATTATCTGCTGCTGGTTCTGGATCTAGTGATGGGTGGTTCTTTGACTATTCATCTGGTGTCCTAAACTTCAATGATACAAACGTACCAAGTGGAGTATCCGATACTAACATTTACATTGTAGGTTACAGATATATTGGTAAAACAGGAGTTGTTACTCCAGGTGGTATTTCATCAATCACCCAGTTGAATGTTAGTGGTATTGCAACAATACCTCAGTTACAAGCTGGTACAGTAAATGCATCTGGTATTATAACTGCCACTGCATTTCATACTGGTGCATCAGGATCTGCTGTACGTATTCTTGGGAATACAATTTCTGGTCCTGCAACTCTTACCATTGACCCTGCTGCTGTAGGTGACAATACGGGTACAGTTGTAATTGCTGGTAGTTTACAAGTTGATGGTACAACCACAACAGTTAACTCAACTACAGTTAATATTGTTGACAAGCAAGTAAAACTAGCAGATGGTGCTGCAAATGATGCTGCAGCAGATAGTGCTGGTTTACTAGTTGATTCTGGTGACGGTGATAAGACATGGACATTCCAAGCAACTGGAGACAATTGGGGATCATCTGAAAATATAAACCTTGCTACTGGTAAGGTACTGAAGGTCAATAATACTGAGATTCTAAGTTCAACTACTTTAGGATCAAGTGTTATAAATTCTTCTCTAACAAGTTTAGGAACAATAGGATCATTAGTTGCGACTACTGCAGACATCAATGGTGGTACAATTGATAACTCTATTATTGGTGGTGCTACTCCTGCTGCTGGTACATTTACTAATGTTACTGCTAATGCGGTTCTAGATGTAGATGGACATGCCAATCTTGATAATGTAAGTATATCAGGTGTAACTACAACCACAGGAGCAATCACAGCATCTGGTGGTGTTGTTGGTGATCTAACAGGTAACGTAACAGGTAATCAGTCAGGTGGAACAGTTTCTGCTACATCTGCAGCAGTTGCTGATCTAACGTCAGGTAGAGTTGTATTAGCAGGTACATCAGGAGAACTAGAGGACAGTGGTAATCTAACATTCAATGGTTCTGTTCTTTCTGTTACTGGTAACGAAACTGTATCGGGAACATTTGATGTAGATGGAGCAACAACACTTGATGGATTGACAGTTGCAGAAGCAGCGACATTTGATGTTGGTGTTACCGTAACTGGACTTCTTGATGCTAATGGTGGACTTGCTGCAAACACTGCTAAAGTTGAAGATCTAACTTCTGGTCGTGTTGTACTTGCTGGTACAAGTGGAGAGTTAGAAGATAGTGGAAATCTTACATTCAATGGATCTACTCTTGCCGTAACTGGTGGTGCTACAGTATCCACAACACTGGTTGTTGCTGGAGAAACTACTTTAGCATCTGCCACCGTATCGGATCTAACAGACAATCGTGTTGTTATAGCTGGTACTTCAGGTGCTCTTGAGGATAGTGCAAATCTAACATTTGATGGTTCAACTCTTGCGGTTACTGGTGCTCAAACAATCAGTAGTACCTTAGCAGTTACGAGTGATCTATCTGCAAGAAACGTTACTGGTGTTGCTGCTACCTTCACAAGTAATGTAGTAATTGGTGGAGACCTTAGTGTTACTGGTGATGTAAGTTACGATAATGTTCAAAATATAGATGCTGTTGGTATTGTTACAGCACAGAAAGATGTAAGAGTCAATAGAAACCTATACGTTACTGGAATAACAACAGTCTACGGTGACGTACATTTTGAGGGTAAACTTTATGATGGTGAATATGCAACTGGATCTGCAGGACATCTTCTAACATTTGATGGTACAGATACCTCTTGGGTAAATCCAAGTACTGTAACTGCTGGTAATGCCACTAACGTTACTGTTACTGCAGATAGTACTAGTGCAACTAATTACCTTGCATTTGTTGGTGCTACTTCAGGAAACAATGGAGTCAAGGTTGACACTGGTCTAACATACAATCCAAGTACTAATCAATTAGTTCTTGCTGGATTTACTTGGCCCACAACCGACGGTTCGGCTGATCAGGTTTTGACCACGGATGGATCGGGAACGCTCTCATTCCAAACTCCTGAGTCTTCATCAGGTATCACTTCTATAAGTGAATCTACAACAACTGCTACTGCAGGTCAAACTGCATTTACTGCACCAAATGTATTTGATGATGGATCACAATCAAAAGCATTCCCAGTATCAGTATTTGTAAATGGAGTAAGACACCGTGTAGGTTCTGCATCATCTTGCGACTTCCAGTTATCTGCACCCCAGACAATCAACTTCAATGCACAATCTGCTGCAACTGCTGGTGATAGGGTAACAGTTCAAGTTGGTTATGGTTATACTATTAGTGAAGAATACTTTACTGCTACACAAGATCAAACTTCATTTCAAACAACTTCATCAACTCCTGGTGCAATCAAAGAAAAGATTCATGTTTACTTGAATGGTGTTCTACTAAAAAGAGGAACTGATTATACTGCAGGATCTCCTATAACACTTGGATCAGGTGCAGACGTAGGAGATGAAATATCTCTAGTCTCTAATGCAGGTGAAGATGTGTTTACTGCTACAGCAGGTCAAACGATATTCACACCAACTGATAATGATACTACTTCTAAAAATATTGAAGTGTATCAAAATGGTATTCGATTAGAACTAACACAAGATTATACTAAGGGTAGTCCACAGGTCACAATAATCAATCCTGCTACAGGATTAGATGCTGGTGATGAACTGGATGTTGTTATCACTCGATAAATAGTAACATGGCACAACCAAATACTAGACAGGGACTGATAGATTACGGGAAACGACAGTTAGGTTTTCCCGTATTAGAGATCAATATTGCTGATGAGCAATACGATGATCTAATAGATGATGCTTTACAAACCTTCCATGATAGACATATGGATGGTGTTGAAAAAACGTATTTGAAACATAAGATAGATGAACAATTTGTCAATACTGTAAGAGCAACTGATCATGCTGGAGGAGAAACTTCACTAGGTATTACAACTACTACTGCAACTACTTCTATTACAGGTGTAGGTACAACGGTTCATTCATTTGTAGAAACTCAAAACTTCATTCAAATACCAGATGCTGTCATTGGTGTTGAGAAGGTATGGAAGGTTGATAGTCGTGCTATAGCATCTAATATGTTCAACTTGACATATCAGATATTTTTGAATGAGATGTATCATTTCAGTTCTATGGAACTGCTTAGTTACACACAAACAAAAAGATACTTAGAAGATATTGATTTTATATTGCACCCAGATAAGCAGATAAGATTCAATAGAAGACAGAGTAGATTGTATATCGATAGTGATTACAGTAGTATGAAAGAGGAAGATTACTTAATTATAGAATGTTATAGAACAGTAGATCCTAATGATTTCACCAAGGTTTATAATGATCCGTTCTTGAAAAAATATTTTACTGCATTGTTGAAGAAACAATGGGGTTCAAATATGATGAAGTTTAGAGGTGTAAAAATGCCTGGTGGTGTAGAGCTGAATGGTAGAGAGATATATGATGAAGGTGTGAAAGAACTAGATGTGTTAGATGAAAAGATGAGTTCTACTTACGAACTACCTGTAATGGATATGATTGGATAATGGCACTCAATCCTTTTTTCTTACAAGGTAATAAGCAAGAGCAGTTACTTGTTCAGGATTTAACAAACGAGCATATTAGAATGTTCGGTGTTGAATTCATTTATATGCCTAGGGTATATGTGAAGACTGCTGATGTTCTACGTGAAGTTACTAGTTCTAAGTTTGACAGATCATTTCCTATAGAAGGATTTATCTCATCATATGAAGGGTTCGATCAAAACTATAATTTACTTACAAAATTTGGTGTAAGGTCTACTGCAGAGATGAAGATTATCATCTCACAGGATAGATATGATTCATCTATAGCACCTTTATTGTGGAAGTTCCCAACTGCCACATATGGTCCTACTGGGAGAACAGAAGATCAGCAAAGACCTTATGAAGGTGACTTGATGTATTTCCCGATGAGGGATATTATATTTGAAATCAAGTATGTAAATGATATTGTAGATTTTTATCAGTTAAGAAATACCTATACCTATGAGTTGACCTGTGAACCATTCGAGTACACAGACGAGACCTTCAATACTCGTGTTGATGAAATTGATGATGACTTTGAGACTGATGGTTATAATGTAACGATGATTCTTGGATCTGGTGGTGAAAGAGCAACAGTATATTCAACACTTACTACTGGTGGTGTATACAAGGTTGATGTTATAACAGGTGGTGTAGGATTCAATACAACACCTACAGTTAGGTTTGATGCTCCAACTGGAGCAGGAAATACTGCTCAAGGTTATGCCAAGATGGTCAGGGTAGGTACTAGGAACTTCTCATCATGGGGAGTTCAAAGTGTTGTTATTACTAATCCAGGTTCAGGATATATTCCTGGTTCTGATATTCCAAATGTAACTTTTGTTGCTGCAGATGGTGTTGGTAGTGGTGCAGTGGCAACAGCAGGTGTTGGAACTGCAGGAATTGTAGGTGTTACATCTATATCATATGCAGGTAAGAATTACTCTTCTATTCCTTCAGTAACTGTTGGTGCTTCTTCTACTGATGGATCTACTACTAATGCAACAGCATTTGCTGGAATCAATAGTGCAGGTCAAGTAACACATGTTCACTTTACAAACGCTGGATATGGTTATACTTCAGTTCCTGTTATTACAATAGGAGATTCTGTAGAGGGTTCTGGAACATTCAATTATGGAGATATTATCAAGGGTTCTTCTTCACTCACTACTGCATTTGTAAGTAGTTGGGATGCATCAACAAATACGTTGTTAGCAAGAAATCTATCTGGTCAATTCTCAGGAGGTGAGACTATAACTGTTGAAGTTGGTGTGAGCACGGGTGCGTCATACACTCTAAATAGCATCGACTATAATGATGACGATGCGTTCAACGATAGTGAGACTATCGAATACATATCTGATACATCTATAGTAGACTTTACAGAAAAGAATCCATTTGGTGAGATTTGATGGTAGGTAATTACTTTTACAATGAGACCGTAAGAAAAACAGTTATCGCTTTTGGTACACTGTTCAATAATATTAGCATTAAAAAATTTGCTAATGACGGTAAGACTATTAGTATGATGAAGGTTCCTATTGCATATGGTCCTATGCAAAGGTTCTTAGCACGTATTGAGCAACAGCAAAATTTTGATGATAACGTAGCGATTACTTTACCTAGACTTGCATTTGAATTGACATCATACACTTATGATGTTACTCGTAAAGCATCACCAATAACAAAGTTTTTTGCAAAGACTCCTGCTGATAAAACAAAGCAGAAGAAGATGTTTCTTCCTGTCCCATATGACATAGGATTTAGGCTAAGTTTTGCAACAAAATTGCAGGATGATGCTCTACAAATTATTGAACAGATATTACCTTTCTTTCAACCAGCATATAATGTTACAGTTAATATGTTAGATGGGGTTGAAGAGTCTAGAGATATACCATACACACTAAGAAATGTTTCCTTTACTGATGAGTATGAAGGAGATTTTTCTAATAGAAGATTTATTCAATATGATTTAGATTTTGTTGCTAAGACATACTTCTATCAGGAAGTACCTACAGACGAAGGTGGAATCATCAAGAAGGTTCAGGTCGATTACTCTACAAATATAAGAGCACCAAGAGAGCAAAGATATACTGTTATTCCAGTTGCTAAGAAGGATTACAATTCAGATTCTACAAGTAGATTAGCTGCTGCTTTAGATACTAGGAAGACATTAGTAACTGTTACTACTGCTACTGGTCTTATTGCTAGAAGCTTCATTCAAATAGATGAAGAAGTTATGAGGATTAGAGAATTGAATGGTACTAGTCTTATTGTTTCTAGAGGACAATATGGAACTAAGATTCAAGAACATGATGCTCAAGCAGTGATTAACAATGTAGATTCTCTAGATACTGATATGCTTGAAGTCGGTGATGACTTTGGGTTTAGTGAAAATTCATCATTCTTTGGTAATGATGGATTGACTTATAGTCCAAATCAAGGTAGGGATGTTGAAGCACCATGACTGAAAATTATGACCCAATAGAAAAGGCACTTGATGTGAAAGCAGAAATTGTCAGGGAAAAACCTAAGATACAAAAGCAAGTAGATGATGATCCCACTAAGGATTATGAGTATAGTAGAGCACAGTTCTACAATCTAATTGAGAAAGGTCAAGAGGCAGTTGATGGTATCTTAGATGTTGCAGGGGATTCTCAGCACCCTAGAGCATATGAAGTTGCTGGACAGTTGATCAAACATATTGCAGATACAACTGACAAGTTAGTTGATCTGCAAAAGAAGATGAAAGATTTAGATGAAGATAAATCTGGTCCTAAGAATGTAACTAACAATTCAATGTTTGTGGGTAGTACTGCTGATCTTCAGAAAATGCTCAAAGCAAATGGATTAATGGGAAAGAAATAAAATAAATAAAACATGGCAAACATTTCTGAAGATGCAGTAAAGGGTTATTCACCTTCTGATATAATCAAGGCAGGAATAACAAGTTATCTGCAACAAAATAAGAATATTAGTGTCAAAGATCTTCTTACTAAGAAGAGTAGGGAAAAAGCTGGAAATCAATTGAGGTCTACTTTGAAATCAACCACACTTGATACAGGTCAAAATTTGATTAATACTTTGAGAAAGGAAGAAGTATCTCGTAGAAAAAAACCTTCTGCTATAAGAAAGAAGAAGGCACTTGATGCTGCTCTAGAAAAACTGAAAAAGAGAAAAGCATCATTGAAAGAAGGTGAGGCAAGGTTTGATAAACTTGTCAAGGCTATTAAACAATCTCAAACATCTGTAAAACAAGATGTAAAACTTAAAAAGATTGCTGCTAAAGTTAGGGGCATCAGGGAGATGGTTAGTAAGATGAGAGCATCTGACTATAGATCACCTGGTAAAACTATTGATGTAAAAGCAAGAGAGAAAGGTGGTGATATTACCACACGCAATTCTAGTATTGCTAAACGTGATGATAAAGGTTCTACACTAGCTACTCGTGGTACAAGGAATACTGAAGTGAAAGATAAAAGAGATCCAAAACCTTATAGAAAAGGTGGGAAGTTCAAAGGACCATCAAAAGAAAGAATAGGAGCAATTGCTAAAGGTGTACACTCAGCTGTAAAGAAAGTAGGATCATCAGTATCGAAAGCATACGGAGATTCTAGTTGGAGTGGACCTAGAGCAGGCTAAATTATGGCAGCAAAAAGTGACATCTATCTTGGTAATCCGAATCTAAAGAAGGCTAATACACAAACCGAATTCACTAAGGAACACATTGCAGAGTTCCTCAAGTGTAAGGCTGATCCAGTTTATTTTACAGAGAAGCATATAAAAATTGTTAACGTTGACGAAGGTTTAGTCAGCTTTAACATGTATAAGTTTCAAAAGAAACTTATTGAAAATTTCCATAAGAATAGATTCAATATCTGTAAAATGCCTCGGCAGACTGGTAAGTCTACAACTGTAGTATCTTACTTACTCCATTACGCAATATTCAACGATAACGTCAATATTGGAATCCTCGCAAACAAAGCAGCAACTGCTAGAGATCTACTCGGAAGATTACAACTGGCATATGAGAACTTGCCGAGTTGGATGCAGCAGGGTATCATCGCTTGGAACAAAGGGTCGATGGAACTGGAAAACGGTTCCAAGATCATAGCAGCATCTACATCAGCATCTGCTGTTCGAGGTATGTCTTTCAATATCATCTTCCTTGATGAGTTTGCATTCGTGCAGAACCACTTGGCAGATGATTTCTTTGCGTCTGTTTATCCTACTATATCCTCTGGTAAATCTACTAAGGTTATAATAGTATCTACCCCACATGGTATGAATCACTTCTACCGAATGTGGCATGACGCTGAACGAGGGCAGAACGAGTACACTGCAACAGAAGTTCATTGGTCTGAAGTACCAGGCCGTGATGCAAAATGGAAGAAACAAACTATAGCAAACACTAGTAAACAACAGTTTGCTATTGAGTTTGAGTGTGAGTTTCTGGGTTCTGTTGATACTTTGATAGCAGCATCAAAACTAAAAGCATTAGTATATGAAGAACCAGAAGAGCAGAATGGTAAATTAAATGTATATGAAAAACCGTATGCTGGAAGAGATTATATTATTACTGTGGATGTGGCAAGAGGTATCTCGAAAGATTATAGTGCCTTCATAGTTGCTGACATTACAGAGTTTCCATATAAAATTGTAGCAACGTATAGAGACAACGAAGTCAAACCTATGGTATTCCCTTCTATTATTGAAGAGGTTGGTAGAGCATATAATAATGCTTATGTGTTATGTGAGGTAAATGATATTGGGGATCAGGTAGCAGCTATTTTATTCTATGATCTTGAGTATGAAAATCTATTGATGGTTGCTATGAGAGGAAGAGCAGGTCAGATAGTAGGTTCTGGATTTTCTGGTGTCAAAACTCAGTTAGGTGTGAAGATGAGTACGACTACAAAAAAAGTAGGATGTTCTAACTTGAAAACTTTGGTAGAAGAAGATAAACTTACATTCTGTGATTATAATATCATCAGTGAACTTACTACATTCATACAAAAGAAGCAATCATTCGAGGCAGAAGAAGGTTGTAATGATGACCTTGCTATGTGTTTGGTTATATTTTCATGGTTGGTAGCACAGGATTATTTCAAGGAGATGACTGATCAGGATGTAAGAAAACGTATATACGAAGAACAAAAGAATGCTATAGAACAGGACATGGCTCCATTCGGATTTGTGTGTGATGGATTTGATGATGAGATAGAACAAGTAGATTCTAATGGAGATAATTGGAAGGTAGATGAGTATGGAGATCGTTCATATATGTGGGATTATACATTATGAAACCAAGATGCTTAGAAGATAAGTTTCTTGGATGGAGTGCTACAGGAGAATTGTTACCTTGCTGTTGGTACGATAATCCAAACAAGGAATATATAAAAGAGTTATTACAGGAAAAGTTTAGACTATCGTATGACAATACGGTTGAAGATGTTTTGAACTCTAAGGAGTGGAAGGATTTCTTCGATAAAGTAAAGAACGATCCTGAGTCTCTTCCTCCAATTTGTCATAGGTATTGTGGATAAATTTTATGGAATTAATTTAGATATAACTTATCTTTGTTCTTTAAAATGTCCTGGTTGTGCTAGGCAAAGATATACAGATGGTAAGAATGGTTTTCAAGATTTAGTCACTGGTGGTCCTGTGCCTGGTAGACATATGACCTATGAGGAGATGGATGTTGTTAGTGATTATTTTCAAGGAATAACTTTTTGCGGTACACATTCTGACCCACAGTTTCATCCGCAGTTTCATGAGTTCTTACAATTATGTGTTGATAAGAAAAGAACTATACAAGTTCATGTTTCTGCTACATCGCAAAAAAGTTCTTGGTGGACAAAAGCATTTCAAATATCAAAGGGTGGAAACGTTGAATGGGTGTTTGGTATAGATGGCAAACCAGAAGATAGTCATAAGTATAGAAAAAATCAAAATGGTAAGTTTTTATATAATATGATGATACGTGCTGCTGCTATGGGATTAAAAACTACATGGCATTATATCGTATTCAATTACAATGAGAATGATGTAGAGGAATGCCAAAGAGATGCAGAAAATAGAAATATAACCTTTGTAAAAATAGTATCTTGTAGGTGGTGGACTGAAGATTTGATTGCATTGAAACCTTCAAAAGAGTATGTTGAGGAGTCTGAGTTAGGTATGAAAAGGTCAGTTGGTGTAGTAAAAGATAAGTCAAGGTTGATATAGCAGTCAAAAAACCTAAATAATTTCAGTCAAAAGTTCGGGTACTGCAGGGAGTTAGAATGGCACTTCGATTAGCATCTCCAGGT